CGGAAGCCTGTGAGGTATTTAAAAAAGTATCAACAAGATACGAACTTCCTGATGGATCAAAACAGTTTGGTAAAACTATTTTAGCCGAACCTGAAAAATATTTCACAGATGATATATTAAAAATAATAGATGATTATTGCAGTAAAGAATTTCTTTACGGCAAAGGATCAAAAACTTTTGATGAATCGTTAGAGGAAGAAAATGGACTTGAAGAGTAAATATGAATTAGTAGAATTAGAAGATGATCGACATGCGTTTAGACTTATAGAAGGTAAATTTAAAGATGTAATCTATAAATACAATCGTTTTGGGTTGATAGAACCCGAAGAAGGCGAACAAGTATTGAAATATAGATTTGAATATGATATAATTGAAATTCCTGAAGAAATAAGAAATAAAAAATATACTGATAAGGAAGGACTTGAATTTGAAGAACTTATCGGGGATATTTTGATTCAAATATTGGAAGAAAATGTAGTAGTCAAAGAGGATAATGACAATACGACTAGAAGATACGATTTTAAAAAATCTGATTTATTTTGAAGAATACACTAGAAAAGCAATACCCTACATTAAATCAGACTATTTTTCTGATAATATAGATAAAATATTATTTGATAATATAAAAAACTTTTTATCTAAATACAACTCACTACCTTCTAAGGAATCATTATTAATTGAATTAGGTGAAGATTCCAAATTAACAGAAGAACAGTTTCAGTCAGTTTCAAAAAAAATTTCTCAATATTATTTTGAAAAAGATGATAAACCCGAATTGGAATGGGTTGTTGATACTACCGAAAAATTTTGTCAAGATAGGGCGATATACAATGCAGTTTTAGAATCTATTCAAATTTTAGATGGTGAAAATAAAAATAATAAAGATAAAGGAACAATTCCTACTTTATTATCTGAAGCATTGTCTGTTTGTTTTGATCCGTATGTTGGTCATGATTATATAGAAGATGCCGAAGAGAGGTATAAGAGTTATCATGAGGTGGAGGAAAGAATACCGTTTGATTTGGATTTTTTCAATAAAATAACTAAAGGCGGATTACCCAGAAAAACACTAAATATAGCACTTGCCGGCACAGGTGTTGGTAAAAGTCTGTTTATGTGTCATCATGCCGCAGCTTGTTTGTCAAATGGTATGAACGTGTTGTATATAACACTTGAAATGGCCGAGGAAAGAATAGCACAAAGAATTGATGCTAATTTGATGAACATTACTATGGATGAATTGGAACAGATACCTAAAGACGCTTTTGACAAAAAAATGAGCAGAATACGTAACATGGTTAAAGGAAAATTAATTGTAAAAGAATATCCTACCGCCAGTGCGAATGTTAATCATTTTAGAAATTTAATGAATGAATTGAAACTTAAAAGAAGATTTTCTCCAGATATTATATTTGTAGATTATATCAATATTGCCACATCTTCAAGACTTAAATTTGGAAATTCTGTCAATTCGTATAATTATATTAAATCCATTGCTGAAGAATTGAGAGGTCTTGCGGTAGAGTGTGATGTTCCTATAATTAGTGCAACTCAAACAACTAGAAGTGGTTATACGAATAGTGATATTGGATTGGAAGATACATCGGAATCTTTTGGATTGCCTGCTACGGCTGATTTTATGTTTGCATTAATCTCCACAGAAGAACTTGAGGACTTAAATCAAATGCTTGTTAAGCAATTGAAAAATAGATATAATGATCTGAGTATGCATAAAAGATTTGTTATTGGAGTTGACCGTGCAAAAATGAAGTTGTATGATTTGGAAGATTCCGCACAGGTTGATTTGATAGAACGAACAAATCAGAAGAAAGGTATGAAAATGCCTTGGGGTAAGAAAAAGGATGAAGATGACGATATTCCATCATTTGATATTGGAACAGATAACCGTATGAGTAGAAAAAAAGATTTCTCAGAATTTTCTTTCAGATAAGGATTACATGATAAAATTATCAGCACCGGAAGGACCTTTTTCATTGATTTTCAATTTTAAAAAACATGATATTGTTTTATTTGGATTACCTGATGATGAAGATATGCAATGTGATTTAAAAGTTTTTAAAGAAGATGTTGACATTTCTCATCAATTTGATTCTACCGGCAGAATAAATCCGGATACAGAAAATTTGTTTATGATTTTAAATAAAATAAATGAAAATGACAAACCTAAAAAGAAAGGATTCATAGAAAATTTGATGAATTTGCGAAAAAAATAAAAAAAAATCTTGACATTGCCTTGTGAAAAATATATAATTATACCATAATCTTAATAGAGGTGATGTCATGTTGTTTAAAAAATACAAAAAAATACTAATTTCTCTTGTAATGCTTCCTGCCGTAGGCTGTTATGGATCTCTAAGATTAACAGGATTGGAGATAAATAACACATCTAATGAAACTACCATATATAAAAATTCCCCCAATACATCTACATTAAATTCAGATTATCAAGATATTATTCAGGAAACTAATTTTTCAAAAAATAAACAGGCAAAAACTTCAAATTTATTTGATGTAAATACTGTTCAAGAATTTATTGATTATTTTAAACCATTGAGAGAATATGGTTGGGCAAATCAAGAACATTTAAAATATAATAAAAATCTAAATTTAGAATCTAAAAAATGCGGTGCGGTCAAAACAATTTGTAGATTTAAACATATTCCTATGAGTTTAGATGTTTATATGTGGGTTAAGCAAACTGATAATAGTTGTATAAAAAAAACTTTATATAAAGATTTATGTGATAAAAAATTTTTAAGTCAAAATTAATAATTATTGAATAATCACATATGATAAATATAGATAAATATGTATAATTTTTTAAGGCTATTAATCTATGCTCACATTCAGACAATTTTTAATTGAAAATTCTGGTGCCAATAAACATCTTGAACATATTGAAGATGAGATGTTGAATACTGGATTTAATGGATTGAGAAATGCGATAGAATATATGATTGCTATTTCTCAATCATTGAGTGGTTCTGATAAAGATGTAACGGTGACAACTAAGTGGGACGGTGCTCCTGCTGTAATTGCAGGAATTGATCCTATTAGTAAAAAATTTTTTGTTGCCACAAAACACGGAGCAACAGCAAAAAATATGAAATTAAATTTTACGGAAAAAGATATTGATGATAATCATCCAGGAGAAGGATTAAATAAAAAATTAAAAACATGTTTAATAGAACTTAAAAAATTAAATCTAAAAGGAGTCTATCAAGGTGATTTATTGTATTCTGAAAAACAAGACAAAAAACTAGAAATTATTAATGATATTAAATATTTGACATTTACTCCAAATACAATTACATATGCCATACCTCTTAAAACAAATTTATTTAATACGGTATATAATAGTAGGGTAGGCATTGTTTGGCATACTAAATATATTGGAGATGGACCGATTAATACTATGAATGCAAGTTTTGATTTGGGTAATAATTTTTTTGATCAAAATAAAAATATTTGGTCAAGAACAGCAAAATTCGAATATGCTGGGGGTACTGCATCATTTAATAAAAAAGAAAAAGATAAATTTTTTAATATTTTATCTGCATTAGGTAAAATTTTTAAAAAGATTGATAAAAGTGTTTTGAACAATATAATGAATGATAAAGAAATTAATATTCAAATTAAAACATACTTTAACTCGAAGGTAAGAGAAGGAAAAAGTATTGAAAATAGCGATAAACACGTTTTGGGATTAATTCAATATTTAAAAAATAAATTAAACTCAAAAATTGATAGTTTAAAAACTGAAAAGGCAAAAAAATCAAGAATTGAAAAAAATGAAGAATTTCTAAAATTTTTTAGAGATAATAAAAAACAACTATCATTAATTTTTGATACACAAAAATTAATTATTGCTGCAAAAAATATTTTAATTAAAAAGATGCAGAATATAGAAAGTTCTGAAAAAACTTTTGTAAAAACATCTTATGGTTATAAAGTTACAAATCCTGAAGGATTTGTTGCTTATCATATAGATAAAGGTGCTTTAAAATTAGTAGACCGTTTAGAATTCTCTAAACAAAATTTTACAATTAATAAAAGTTGGTAAGTAAAATGCAAAACGAAAATAATAACTCTATTGGTGTCAAACAAAAATTAAATGAAATTGTTGTGAATGAAAATGTTGATTCCAGGCTAAGAAAATTAGCAACAGCAGGTTTAATTGAAGATGGTGAGTATACTAAATTTATGAAGTTGATAAAATTATTAGATCAAGAAAAACCTATTCCGAGAGATCTTAGGGAAATGGTAACTGACATATATGAAAAATTAATAAATTATTTAACAAAAGATAAAGTAATTTTTAATTCTTTAATTAGTAAAATGAGAACAGATCAGGCAAATAAATTAAAAGAAGAACAAAATTTCTTTGAAAGTCAAAAAAAGGCATTCGAAAGAAAATATAAAGTTTTTGAACACGAAAAAAAGATGTATTATATAAATGATGATGAAAAAATGGTAAAATATGATGATGATTCAATACATCAATTTATTAAGAATAAAAAGGAGCGTAATGTTACAGTCTGAAAATTCCTTAATAGATAGATTGCAAGAATCAATGATGTCTATCATGATACATGAGGGTACTGATGAAAGAGCCAGAAAACTTGCTAAAGTAGGATTAATTGATAAAAGTGATTATTCCAAATTTAATAAATTGTTGTCTGACATGAAACAGGATGCACCTTTATCACCAATGCAAAAAATTATGATTCTTCAAATGTTTGATAAATTGTTAGAATTGGTCATGAGTGATCGAGGAATTTATCAAAAAATTCTTAAAAAAGTTAAGCAAGATAATAGCAATAGACAAATTAGAGAAAGAGAGACCTTTGAGTCATTGCATACTATCGTTGAAAAAAATGATAAAAAATATTTTGTTAATGAAGAAAATGATTTGCAGTTATACACAGATTCTTCGATAAAAGATTTTATAAATAAAAATAAACAGTATAAACACTTATGAAATATTTAAAAAAGTTCATCGTAGAAGCTAAACAAGGAAAAACTGCAGTAATTACTTATGGTAGAATGAATCCACCTACTGTAGGTCATGTCAAATTAGGTTTAAAAATATTATTTGAATCTAAAAAAAGAAAAGCAGATTCATTTATATTTTTATCCCCTACTCAAAATGCTAAAAAAGATCCTTTAAGTCCTGAAAGAAAAAAATATTATGCTCAAAAAGTTTTTGGTAAAAACATTACTGTTGAAATTAAACCGGATATTTTTACAGCATTATCTCATATCTACGATAAGGGGTATAAAAATGTAGTCATTGTTGTTGGCGATGATCGAATCGATGATTTTAAAAAATCAGTACCTAAATATAATGGTGTAAAAAGTAAACATGGTTTTTATGATTTTGAATTGATTGGTTTAGAAAGTTCCGGAAAACGTGATCCGAATTCTAAAGGGGTGGAAGGAATGTCTGCATCTAAAATGCGAGAATTGGCCACTTCTGGTAATTTCGAAGAATTTAAAAATGCCATGATTTCTAATGATAAAGATAGAAAATCAATTTTAAGCGATAACGATGTAAAATCATTATATAATGAATTACGAAAAGCGATGAAAGTGGAAAGCATACAACATGATAAACAATTATACAATTTATCCGAGGCAAACAAGAACAAGAAGCATCATACGAAATCTGGAGCAAATAAAAAAAGTCCGGATGATCCAAGAGTGCCAGGACATCAACCAAAAAAATATGGCGCAGGACTTTCAAAATCAGAAGCGGAAAGAAGATATTCTCATTTCGAAAAGAATAAAGAAAAATCAGATAGCGATCCTGATGCTTATAAACCAGCACCCGGTGACGATGAACCAGCACCTAAACAATCAAAATATACAAAGAAATATAAACAAATGTATGGTGAAGAATTCATATCAGAAGCAGAAATTGCAGGCCTTAAAAAGAAAGCAGAAAAATCAGGAGTTTCATACGGTATCTTAAAGAAAGTGTGGAATCGTGGCATAGCAGCCTGGAAAGAAGGTCACAGACCAGGTACAACTCCACAACAATGGGCATATGCTAGGGTTAATTCATTTTTAACAGGTGGTAAAACAAGAACAACCGCAGATGCTGATTTATGGGCAAAAACTAAAAAGAAAAAAACAAATGAAGAATTTGGTATCGACAGATTGTTTAAGGAATGGTTGAATCTTTCAGAAGGAGATAAAAATGAAAACTTTTAAGCAGTTGAAAGAAGATTTAAATAATCCAGTTGATGAAAAAACTATTGAAGAAGCAATAAATTATCATATTGATAATGGTATACCTTTTGCTGAAAGTGTTTTTAGATTGCACTCAGAATCATTTTATAGATTTTTTAGATTTGCAAAGCAACAATATCAAAAAGGTTTGTTTGAAAATTTAAATGAATTTGATGAAGAATTATTGCAGACGGATATTGGTGAATTTGCAATATATGATGGAGAAAATGTGCCTTTGGACATTCCTATACAGATCCAAGAAGAAGACGAAAAAAATCCACCATTGGGTAAACCAAAAACTGGTGGTCCAAAAAAATACTATGTATTTGTCAAAGACCCTAGTACAGGAAACATAAAAAAAGTTACTTGGGGAGACACAACTGGGCTGAAAAATAAAATGAATGATCCAGAGGCGAGAAAAAGTTTTGCCGCAAGACATAAGTGTTCTCAGCAAAAAGATAGAACAACTGCGGCTTATTGGGCTTGTAACACACCCAGATATGCAAAATCATTAGGATTGAGTGGTGGTGGAAGTTTCTACTGGTAATCCGTACTCTGATATTCAAAATGATGGGTTTTTTATCCGTCATTTTGACGATCAATTAAATAATAGTGAATTGATTTGGCATAGAGATAAAAAAAACAGAGAAGTAACAGTATTAGAGGGAATGAATTGGAAATTTCAATACGATAATTCATTGCCTTTTGTACTGAGAGTTGGTGATATAATTCGTGTGCCTGCTGAAACATATCACAGGTTGATTAAAGGCACTACCGCTTTGTCATTGAAAATTAAAGAAATAGAGGAGTAATCAGATGTTAAAAACTTTTACTGGCGGTGCTTTTTCCGAAAAAGATGATATCGCCAAAATATATGAAAAAACTGTCAATGCTAAAATTGAATTAGATCCGGTTGGAAAAGAAGATTCTGATATCGATAATGATGGAGATTCAGATGATACGGATGAATACTTAGCAAAAAGAAGAAAAGCAATAAAAAAAACATTATCTAAAAATAAAAAACAAGATAAAAAAAGTGGAATTGATGAGATAAAACTATCATCTCAAAAAGATGAGGTAAAAATTTTAAAACCGACCAATGAAGAATCTGAAGAATTAGATGAAGGATCTGATTATCAATTATACCATAAAACTTTTTCTGGTGCTATGGCACATGCATATGAAATTGCAAAGAAAAAGGGATATACGGTTGATACAGATGATATTGATAAAAAAGTTGCAATGGGTCCAAAAAAACCATCGAATGGAAAAACTAATAGATATATTTTAGGAACAGATAAGAAGAAAAACTTGCATGTTCAAGTTGCTAATTTAGATGATAGAAGATATGAATTAAACATGTATATTGAGGATGTTGATTTTGATACAAATTTATCGTTTTTGGAAAATAAAGAAAATATACAAGAAAAATCCGTATCAGTAAAACAGCAAAGATTCATGGGCATGGTACGTGCTGCTCAAAAAGGTGAAAAACCTGCTTCAAAAGAAGTCGCTGATGCAGCAAACAACATGAAGAAAAAAGATGTTAAAGATTTTGCATCCACCGAGCATAAGGGATTACCTATGAAAAAAGAAGAGTCATTTGAAGAATCATATGATGTAAAAACTGCAAAAACTAAATTTGGAAAAATAACAGTTAAGAGTTTTGATAATCATGATGATGCTAAGGCACATTTGGAGACAATGAAGAAAAGAGGACACAAAGGAATAATTTCACAAAAAGGCAAACCTGTCAATGAAGAGGAAGTATTAGAAGCATGTTGGCCAGGTTATAAGCAAGTTGGCATGAAGAAAAAAGGTGACAAGATGGTTCCAAATTGTGTAAAAGAAGATTCTTTACAGGAAGCAAAAATGTCAGATGCTGCAGCATTAAAAGCATTGAAGGCATTGGCAACAAATGGTAAAAATGAGAAAACTAAATCATTTGCAAATGGTGTGATTAAATTTTA